CGTCCAACCTTTGGTTCATTAAATCGCGCTGTTCTAATAATTGCTCTTGTCGCATCTATTCCATCCTGAACCGGGATTTTTGATACAATGTCGAACGAAAAGCCCAACGCAAGCGCGAATTCGACCCTTGTCTTTCCGGTCGTGAAATCATGGTTTTCAAGGTCGTGGGGTCCCCAGTGTTCGTCGAAGTCGTACGGATAAGAGCGGACGTCCCTAATCCACTCGTCAAGAGCCTTGTTCCGCTGCTCGGCGTAGTCGATAATAACCGGCGACCCGTCGTCGCCGCGCTGAGTGAAGATAATAGAAGTTGCATCTCTAAATCCTATGTCCCACCAAGTTTGGACTTGCTTGCGTGGATCATGCGGGAAATACCCGATCCGACCCTCTTCTTCTGCAAGATTAAGTTCGCTCGTATAGAATGCACCTTCCATCCCTGCTTCAAAGCTGCAAAAATACTCCTGAAGAATCTTTTCCTCAGACATGCCCTCAGCACGTTCTTCTGCGATGATATCTGGGCTAATGACATGAGTGCCGTCCGGTCGGAATGTATCGTCCACTGTAAGTAGGCTAGAGAACCACCTAGGATTGGCTTTAGCCATGTCAAAAAGTTTCTTGCCGTGATTCTTGCCTCTAGGGGTGTATATAAACAATGCCCATCCGCCGTTTTCCGCCAAGATTGGGCGAATATAGTCCCACGCCTTTGGGTCGGCGACTGCGAACTCGGAAAATATGACTCCAACAGGATTAGTTCCGACGAGACTATCATAGTTATCTGATCCTACTACCTGATAAATTGAACCATTGCGAAACCTTATCTGCATATCCGAATTGTTGATCGGATTGTCCAACGTACGCATTTCCTTGGGAAATGCTTGGTCGATCATTTTGCGACCTTCTCGGTCGATACCGTCCCATATTACTCGTCGTCCCTGTTTAAGTGTTGGCAACATATGCCAAATCGTGCCGACTCGCATTTGTGATGATACAGCGGACAATTGTAAACAACAACTGTCTTTACCGCCGCGCCGATGCCATACACAACATCCACGCTTTCGATCGAGGCCACCCTCGAACATGTATTGAAAGAGAGGGGCCTGATAGTCACGTGCTTTCCATTCATTCGGAAGACTTAGCGCCACTGTTGGCCTTCTTTTTCAAGGCTCTTTTGGCCTGATTGAGTTCCATGGTACCCCTTATTAACAATTTAACCGAGTCCCGGGCAGCTGCTAGTCGATTTTGACGCTCATTCCATGCATCATTTGTACCCTTCTTTTTAAGAGGCGAATTGGCTATTTTTTTAAAATGCGCAGCCATCTTAAGTGTGGCTTGAGCATTAGTAATAGTGGGTTTCTTGTTAGCTTCGGGCATTGACTATTTATTGCGTAGCCACTTCAGGACTCTCTGTCTCAGCCCCCGGGTTGTTGGAGGTTTCGCCGGGTTCCTGACCCTCCGTTTGCGCTTCCTTGTCACCGCTAGCTTTCCTCGCTGCCTTCCGAGCTAATTTGTCCGCTACTTTCGACATCAGTATATTCTCCTTCAACAGTTATGCCCAGAGCTTGGTGGTTTATATTGATCGTTAACCCACCTGAGACTACCTCTGGGATGGTAAAGCCACTATGCTTGGCCATCAGATCGATTGCCTTACCATATGCGGCCATATTTGTAACTTTTCCTGACCATTGCTCACCATCCCGGTCAACTCCCTTGATATTCATGTCACCCTTTGCCCTTGGGAGAAAACCATGGAGTAGCTCATATTGGACCATATCGCGAGTAATGAGAGACTCAGCGGCGAGTTCATCGCCCAATAAATTAATGAACCGGGCAATTTTTGGGTTACGGAGTAGTTTAACGCCAGCATTGGGGCTACGCTGAACAGCCGTTGCAGCCCTACGGTGATCGTAGTCGACAAGGAATTCATAGCAGAACAGCCTTTCCTGCGGTTCAAGTGCCTGTTCGGCTAACTTCAACTCGTTCGGTTCGGATTGCTCCGATGATACGTCCGTCAATGCGAGTTCTTGCTCGGCCAATGTCCTTCATCCTTTCATCAAGCATGAATTTGCGTTCCTCTAATGCCTGAGGCTTGGCTGCTTCAACCAAAGTTAAAGGCGGTAAATCTCTGAAGATCGAGGGGCGCATGATCTGGGAAGTATACCACATGCCGGGGGGTCCTGTCAAGTATCGGAAGGCGATCGCAGAGGGAACACGCAAGGCGATTCTTCTTTTTTGGCGCGCATGCGCGTTTTTCCCTATAGGGGAGACAATGGCTGCCGAAGGATCGCGATTCAAAGGGAGCGGAGAGAGAATAGATCAGCCCGTGCGGAACCCCTATGAGCGCGGAACAGCGGGTCCCATCTTCTGGGGGGTACTACCCGCCCAACGCGCTTCCAATTTTTGGCGCGCCCGTTCCTTTTTTGCGACGAATTGCCATCCCCCATACCCGGTGCGCGGAGCGGCGCGGGGGAACGCGTCGACCGGGGCGCGACCGGGTGCCCGAATGCGGCGCGACGCGGGGGCCGAACGCGTTGACGACGCGATACTTGACACGGCGGCTCGGCTGTGTTTTAATGGGGTGTCGGTGCGGGACACGGCCCCCGCAATCGACGGCACCACGCTCTTTTGGCCGACACAGGAGCACGACATGGGCAAGACCCAAGAGAACGCGGTCGAGAAGACCGAAGTAGAGGGAACTCCGAAGCGCAGCAAATCGGAGCAGATGCGGAAGTACAAGGCGGGCTACGAAAGCTATCAGGCCGCGAACGGAAGCATCTCGATGGACAACGGCGATCCGATTGCCTTGGCCCTCCGGGGAAGCAGCCCGGAAGCGGTGATGGCAGCAGCCGAGAAGCTGAAAGGCCTCGAAGCTGGGACGTTGGCAACCCGGTACATCGACCGGAACCAAGGCGCTAAGCGCATGAACTCGGGCAACATCATCCGGGGCTGCGTGAAACGGGGCGACAAGACCCAAGCCGAGGTGGTTGCAGCGATCAAGGCCGCCAGCAAGGACCTGAACACGGTCACCAAGTAGGACGGCGGGGGGCTTCGGCCCCCCAACTTCCCCAATGGGCCTAGGAACACTGGACCCATCGTGGAATCATCCACCAACATAGGAGCACAACATGTTCATTACACGACGAGCACTAACAGACGCAGGATTGGACGTCACCTTTGACAAGCACGGGCTATCGATACAAGGAACCATACAAATGCCCGATGAGGTCCATGAACACGTCGACGCAATCGCCAACCTGATGCAGTTCACCCCAATGGACGGTGACAGGTTGAGGGAACACGTAGCCAGCGTTGGCATCTGGACCGCATTGCGGAACTGCCCAACCGAACTCTAGGGACTGATTGACGGGCCAAGGACGGCCCAATTAGGAACACGCGATACCTGAGGAATGCTAACAGGAGGGGGCATTGTGCCTGACTTTCGCGTGGTGGAACACGTTTTACCGCCCCCGAACCGACGGAACATGAAAGTGGAGTTTGGGGGAGAATGCGTTCATAAATCCGAAGGCGTTTGGAAGTGGAGTTACGAACACGTTCTTATGAATCAATTGCAAAGTGAACCCGGGGAATGGCGCGGGAACCGAGGCCGGAGAAGGCAGGACGGGGGAACCGACCCACGAACCACCTGAACGTATCGAGTTGCCCGGTCACCCGGTCACGCCGTGACCGCCGGTTCGAAACGGGGAGCCACCGGGGGGGGTATTCGCGGACAGAAGACCCCCGGGGGGACCCCCCCCTCCATTCTTTTTTTATTTTTTTTTAGAAAAAGTGACCAGAGTGACCGGGTGACCCACCCCCGTCGTTCGGGGCCTGAAACACAGGAACCCCAAATGACCGGTCATTGCTGGTCATTCTCCTCGCTTTGTCACGCTTTATCACGCGAGATTCTCCGCACAATAAACAGATACTTGACAGAGGCCCCCCGCTGTGGTACAATGGGGGTCTGCCCGGGGCGCGGCCCCGGCAATCAGAATGACCGGGCAATCCCGCCCACAGGAGCACGAAATGCCAGAAGTAGTAACGTTTGGTTTGGACGAAATCGACGGGGGCGAGGAGTTTTATGAACTCACCCCCAAGAACATCGGTGAATCGTCGCAATGGGGGACGCCGGTAAGATATTGGCGTCAATTTTTTGATTACGTCGCCATGGAAGTCCGGAGCGACCACAACCACCTAGCAATACAGGTGACAGGCCCGGACCCCGAAGTTTGCAAACGCCTGTGTCGCGCCTATTTTGACGCGGCCACTGCAATCGACGCAGTAATCTCGGAAGAGGCCAGCAAGCGCCTCAAATTCAAGTGAACGACCCACGCGGGAAATATCATTGCACACCTTCTGAGTACAGAAGCTACCAGAAACGGCTTGTGCAATACCGGCGCGCATTCGACAAGAAACAAGCGCAGGCCGCAATTGCCCGGCTAAACCAGTACAATGAACAACTGAAGAACACGCCTCATTTCGTGGCGTGAAACAAGGAAAGTGAAATGGAAAATGTAGAAATGGAAGTAATCGACGGTGTGTTACAAATCACCGTCATTTTGTCCAAGGATTTGGGCCTGAGCAAATCAGGGAAGTCCCGCAAAATCGCCACCACCGGGGGCAACGTTAAAATCCCCGGGGGCGGAGACGCGATAATCGGGCTGAACATCTACCGGAAAGTGTAAAACTCAAGTCCCTTCTCGCGAGGGGGCTTTTTGATTTACAAACAGGAGAAGGAAATGGCAAAGTTCGAAGTACAAAGCCAGTGCGAAGCAACATTAGAATTAGAAGCCCACGAAGCAGAACTCATAAAGCTGATGTTGGAGAACTTTATCGAATGTGAGCGTTGCATGTCGATTGAGGAGCAACTTGGCCTATTCAGTGAGGACGGTCAAACCTTGGACGAACGTAACTATGGTTCGGTCGCAAAGGAAATTTTAAAAGCACTGGAGGACACGTAACATGAAAGAAGAATGGTTAGATGAAATTAGTGTAATAATTGACAACCACATTGCAGAATTAGAGAAATCTGGTCACTCAACAGCGGATGCAATAGATGAAACTAAAGAAGATGTTAGATGCTCTTTAGAATCTTTATAACAACAGGAGAAAGGAATGACACACAAAATCTGGTGTGAAATCTCAGGGGGTGTCACGGGTTACCGTGCCGCTTACTTGAAAAGCAAGGGCGTAATTATTACGTTCCCAACCGAAGCAGCTGCACAAAAGCATGCTGATCATTTAACAATGATAGCAAATCGTGCAATTCACAGCACAGCCAATCACAAATACACGGTGGAGGAATCAACATGAAATACAGGGCAATAGCACGTGACCCCGAAATTGGGGCACCAAGGGTAAGCGGGGCAGGTGACACCCCGGAGGAAGCTCAAATTAACTGTCTTAAAAGACTTTGCAAATACCTGCAAGAATCACCACGTTGGGTGGGCGCGGGAGAATTTAAACTCCGGGTAGAGGTTCTGTAATGAGCATAAAACCAGAGACGGGACCAAGCATTAAGTTGTTAGCGTCCCGATTTGCAGAAGTAACTGCCAAGGTGGATTTCATTGGCAGGGACGGAAATCGTGAACACGACTACGAAGCGGATGCACGTTGGTATGTCGCCTACAATTTGGCTGAGGAAGCCAGAGATTGTAACTCGGCCAGAGATTGGGGGCACGTTTTCTTGAACGGGATGCCGCCTCTAACCGATGAAGACGTAAAAGATTATCTGGTAGAAGGGATGCCAACGGATGCCGAAATCATGGCATGGTTTGTCTGATAAACAGATACTTGACAAGAGGCCCCTCATGTGGTACACTGGGGGGTGGTCCCGATCGGGCCAGAGGAAGTGCAATGAAAGTTCGAGTTACGGATGCGACACAAGAAGACCATATTCATGACGAAGGAGACTTCGACGAAGTTTGGGCACAAATGGGGTGTAACGTGAAATTTATGTTACAAACCTACGATCCGAACGTCACGTGGCTGAATCTTTATTTATCACACGACGGGAAACCGTCATTTACGCGCACGATAGTGCGAACACAGGAGTAGCAACATGGGAATGCACCAAACGGTAAAAGAGGCGCTAGTAAGCGCCGCTGAGCAGCAAGTCGAACGTGACAAGCAGCTGACAGCAAATGCAAGCTGGTACCACCGCAACAAAAACGGTATCAAGGAAGTAGCCCAAGCGCTGAGAAAGATTGACATTCGATCAGCGGAGGTTAACGGGGAAGAAGTTGATATCTCCATAACAGGCGACAAGCACGTGTTACAGGCGATCTTTGGGGCCTTTCGTAAGCTGGGATATCAAACCAGCAAGCGACCACTGAAAAACGACAGTTACTTCTATTGTCGTTGGGAGAAGGAGGGTAAGCCCACCTTCTACTTCACGTTCTCATCAACAGTCTGCAAGCGTGTGAAAGTTGGCACGAAGATGGTTGAGCAGGACGTTTTCGAGAACGTTTGCGAATGAGCGGTGAGACACCGACGTTAGGTCCTATTACCGGTTACACGGTAGCAGTTTTCAGGTTGGTCGAGGATGGCCAACCTGCGAACTGCATAATGGAAGAAGACCTAAAACTGTCGAAGGTGGGCGGTGCCCACGTTACCAATGTTGATGCCATAATCATGATGATTGAGGACGCAGTATTTAAAGAGGAAGAGAAACATGAATCGTAAACTTCAGATTCTCAGAGATACGTTTGCAAGTGAACTCTTCGGAATCAAAGTCATAATCCTGTATATCGGATTTGCAATCGTACTAGGTCTTATTGTGGGGGTATTTGCCACCACAGCAAGTTGTATGATTAGCCCACCCAGTGGTATGGGATTTTTCAGTTGCACGATAGCAGAATTTAGTAACTTTAACCTCTTCTAAAGGAGAAGTGGTATGCCAACAGAAAGATTAAACATATCCATGGCCAAATGGACAGGGTTAACAGAACCACCCCCCAAAGAATTGGGTGATTGGGTCGAAAACCTCAGTACCAGAAATATCAACAAACTGGCTAAAATTTCCAGTAACATTCACAACACAGTAGATGAAACTGTAAAGTCCATCGCTGCCGGTAAAATAAGACTTGGACAGTTATTACTGGAGGCACAGCGAGAATTTGGAAAGTACAGCAGGGACTTTACCAAATGGCGTGTAGAACAAACCCCAATCAAAAGCAAACAACACGCGCTGTATTTGATGCAAATTGCAACCAAGTTTGCTGACTCACCAAAACTAATCGAAAGTGCAAACTTCAGTGTCCTGCAAGAGTTGGTCTTAGCCGATAACGAGACAATCAAGTGGGTCGAGTACCACATTGATGCTGGTAATCCACCTACGGTGGCAGAGGTTCGTGAGAAGGTGAAAGAGTCCAAAGGCACCAGCAAGAAGGGTGTTGTCCAAGTTGGTGCAATGAGCGGGGCGGGGATAAGTCCCCACGCGCAGATTAACCAGATCACGCAAGCTAGTCTATCGTTGCGCATAAGGGCGGTATTGGACCGGAAGATGAAGGGGATCGATGCAGATTTCTTGATCCTTGGAATGGACCCAGACCCACAAACGCCCTGCCACCCTGAATCACTCAATGCGATCAGGGACCTTTGGCAGGAAGAGGCACAAAACCCGGATGAACTCGCTGCAATTAGGGATTCATATGACCGGATAACACAGGAGTTTGAAAATTGGTAGACGAAATTTCGGAAGAAACTCTTAGGGCAATGCACAATGATATGGTTGATTGTTCGAACATCGCATCATCAGCGCTTGCGCTGGCAGCAAATCGTTCAATGGACCTTAAAATCCCGGTGCAGATAACCCTACTGACGCTCAAGGTGCTGATTGAAATTAACATTGAGAGGGACGTAAAGAGAAAGACCCTCCCTAAACCAGCACTGGAGCTTTGTGAAGCAATAGGACTTGATCTGGAGAAAGCCTCTGCAATAGCTCACAGTGAACTGGAGAAATTAATAAGAGCTTGGATAAAGACGGCCAAGTTCAAGGAGATAACAATTAGTTAGAAACAAAGGTCCCGATACCGGGACCCGCATTTCGCTAATAAACAAGTACTTGACAGGGACCCCTAGGTGTGGTATACTGGGGGACCCTGCGGGGTATCAGAAACCAACGCCAGAAGGAGATTCCCATGGCAAATGCTAAGAAAGAAGAAGCAGTAAAAGAGGTTCGGATTAAACCGAAGCTTGAAAATTACGTTACAGGCGTAAGCGGTTCCGGCAAGCGGACCAAGAACTGTGGTGATGAAATTGCCTCAGCGCTCGACGGTTTCACGCTGGAAGAAGTCCAAAAAGTCGCAAGTGAAATGCGCGACATACCTGTTAAGGACCTGAGCGAGAAGTACGCTCACCTTAACATCGGCCAGCAACGGATGAATCTGGGTAACTTGATTCGCGGTGCCGTTGCCAAGCTGGACAAAGCACACGACAAGGACAAGGCTGTTGTACCGGGCCTCAAGACCTTGAAGGTGCTTTGCGATCCGTTTGCCGGTGCGGTAGCCAAACGCACCAAAGCAGCAGCGGACGCTAAAGCTGTGCGTGAAGCAAAAGCTGCTAAATCGGCTGAGGCGAAAGCTGCCACTGCCAAGAAGAAAGCAGCCGACGCCAAGAAAGGCGACACTAAGAAAGCCGCTTAGGCGGTGTTCGAGTACAAAGTCCCTCCAATGGGCCACCAGTTGGTGGCCCTGCGGAAGGCGTACAGGCTGAAAGAGTACGCCTTGTTCCATGAAATGGGGACCGGTAAGACCTACACGGCAATCAATTTAGCAGCAGCGCGTTATCTAGCGGGTTTGATCGACGCGCTGGTAGTTATATGCCCAACCCCCATAAAACACATCTGGGAAGCTGAACTCGAAAAGTTCTGCCCAGTGGATTATTCATGTTGGGTATGGGAATCAGGGGACCAACTCGACCAAAAGTGGTTCAGGGTCAAGAAGGATGAGCTTAAGATTCTGGTGATCGGAGTCGAATCCCTATCAATTAAGAATGGTCGATCCACCTGTGCGATCGAATACTTCAAGCGCTTTCATCGATTTATGTGCGTTGTCGACGAATCCAGCCGCATCAAGAATTGGAAAGCAGCCCGTACCAAAGCGGTTTGTGAGGTTGGGGGCTGGGCCGAATTTAGACTCATTTTAACTGGAACACCAGTGACGCAGGGCCTTGAAGATCTGTTCGGCCAATTTCTCTTCCTGAATGCCAAGATTATCGACTGCAAGAACTACTTTGTCTTTCGCAATAAATACTGTGTGATGGGCGGATTTCAGGGTAAACAGATACTAGGTTACCAGTTTAAAGAGGACTTGCTGGGCAAAATAGCCCCCTTCACCGATTACGTGACTAAGGAACAGTGCCTCGATCTACCTGAACAAGTCTATCCAGAACCAATATCAGTTAAACCCACCGATGAACAAAAACGTGTTATGAAACAAATGAAGACAGAATACGCGATGGAAGATCAAGGTAAAGAAATCACAGTTAGTACGGTTTTAGAGCGGACTTTACGATATCAGCAGGTCATTGGGGGTACATTCCCCTATGAGGAAGAAGATGGTACATACAAAACGATTCCTATCTCCGGAGGAAATCCTAAACTCGACGCAACTCTTGAGTACATTGGAGATATACCAGATAACGCGAAGGTTATCATATGGGCTAGGTTTGTACCAGAGATCGAATATCTTATTGAGACCATTAGGAGAGAGTACGGAGAATCCAGCGTTGTGGACTTCTATGGCGCGACAACTCCTGAACAACGCCCAATCAACAGCGAACGCTTCCAATCAGACCCTACGTGCCGTTTTATCGTCAGCAATCAGACGGTCGGCGGGTATGGACAGACTTGGACGGCTGCAACTTACGCTGTCTACTATTCCAATACATTTTCCTATGAGGATAGGTATCAATCAGAAAGTCGGCCTCATAGAAAAGGGCAACTCAATAGGGTTACGTACCAAGATATTGAAATGGCTGTACCTCAAGACCGCATGATATTGAGGGCCATCCGGAAAAAGAGAAACCTAGCCCAAGAAGTCGAGGCGACGCTATTAGAGTCTTCGGCATCATAAACCAATACTTGACAGAGAGGCTCGGATGTGCTATACTGGTAGACCGGGTGGGGGCCAGCCCCGCCTAACACAGGAGTAGTAAATGGAAGACGACCGAAAATTGCAAGTAGAAAGCGCCCTAACAGGCGTACCTTATGACCAACTCGTAGCCGCTATGATTGCGGCCCAGAACCACCATGCTGAAATGAAGTCTGCCACAAGTGAAGCGTGGGACGAAGTTTGTCTAATTGCTCGGCAAATAATCCCTAATCGGATGGATGCTGATAATATCCAAAATATCACGGTAATCCTACCGGATGGCAGTAAAAGACAGCTCTTGATTATCGATCAGATCAGCGTGAAAACGCCACCTGAGAAAAAGCTTGAGCTTTGGGAGTGGCTACGCAATCACAACGCAGCCGAGATAATCACTGAAACGGTGAACTCCAGCACCTTAGCGGCATACGTACGGCAGCAAATGAGAGAAGGGGACCCCTATCCCAACGACATTTGCGAAGTAAGCGCCTACGCTACCGCTTCCCTTAGAAAGGCGTCGTAAATGACTCCTGTGTGTGGGTTATGATCCCCCCTATCTGCCAATTGGATCACTTAGCGCGACTAGGATTAAGAGTCACTGATTATGTTACGGGACCCCCTCGCTGGCGTAGCTGGAGTCGCGCTACTTATTTACACGGCAATTGGCTCCGCCGTAAGGGAGCCTAGAACCTAAGTTAGGAGAAAGAAAGTGGCAAAATCCAAAGATGTAACAGTAGCAAGCCAGACAACGTTGGCTGAACGCCCAGACTACATGGGCGATAAAGGAAGGGGATCGGAAGAGGTGACTATTTCCGACATCACGATCCCCCGGTTGTCAATGGTGCAGGACTTAAGTCCTCAGCGGAAAAAGAACAACGCTGAGTATATTGAGGGCTGCGAAGAAGGTATGCTGTTCAATACGGTGACCAACCAGCTTTATCCAGAGTCGGTCCTGTTTGTCCCGGTGTACTTTCGTCTGGAGTGGTTAGTTTGGAAGCATCGGGATGCCGGTGGTGGTTTGCAGGGAGTGTGTGCGACGCAAGACGAGGCAGTAGCCTTAGTCGCTGATCATCCACTCGCAGGGCAAATGACCGACAAGAAAGAGCCGGTACTCGAAGTTCAAGACACGGCCCAGCATTTTGGGCTGCTGTTGGACCCTGACTCACCCGCCGAAGCACCACACGCTACTGAGATTGTTGTATCGATGTCGAAGTCGCAGTTGAAGCCTAGTCGGCAACTCAACAGCCAAATCCGCATTGCCGGGGGCGACCGTTTTGAACGGTACTACCGGTTAAGTGCGGTGCAGGTTGACGGGGCCAGAGGCGAGTATTACAACTGGAAAGTCGAGCAACTTGGATTCGTTAGTGAGGCAATCTTTGCGCAAGCAGAGGCCTTATACGAGTCCGTTGTCTCCGGCAAACGCGACGTAGAACGCGACGACACAACTTCCCAAGAAGAGGAAGATAGCAACATGTAAGTAATTTGGGGTCCCGAGGTCGGGACCCCTCTTTCATCGCCACAGGAGTAAGGTTATGGCCTTCGAGCATAGAGACAACACCGGGTCCATCTTCAAAAATCAGTACAAAACCAAAGATAAGCACCCGGATCACCAAGGTGGTTGCAAGATCATCTGCGAAAAGTGTGGTCACGCAACCGAGCTACGCATTTCTGCGTGGGTCAATGACCTCAAAGATAATGCGGGTAAATACTTCGGCCTAGTGTTTAGTAAGCACCAAGCCAAGGAGCAATCCACCCCGGTACGCACAGAAGAAGATTTCGACGACGATATCCCCTTCTAATGTACCCGGATTTGTCCCGCTATCCGTACTTTGCGTACGATACCGAGACTACCGGGTTACGCTATCCAGTAGATAAGGCCTTTGCCTGTTCTATTGCCGTGCCCGGTGGAGATTCGTGGTACTTCGATTTCCGGCGACAGCCAAAAGCCATCGAGTGGCTGAATGATTCTTTTGAACGATTGTCCGAAAGTGCCCACATCATTTGCCACAACGCGCCATTTGACGTGTCGATGTCGGCTGTCGCCGGGATCAATATCCCCTTATGCCTACTTGACGACACGGTGGTAAGAGCCTGTCTAATCAATGAACACGAAGCCTCCATATTCCCATGGAATAGGCACAAAAAGCCCGGGGGCTACAGTTTAGACTACCTTTGCCGCAAGTACATAGGCAAGGGTAAGAAGGAAATTGATGTCACAAACATAGCCGACCTCCCCTATGAAGAGGCTGCTGAATACGGGGCATGGGACGCTGTATTGGCTCTTGAACTTTGGGAGTGGCAGGAAAAGCAAATTAAGGACCAAAATCTCTACCGGATCACGGAGCTTGAACGGCGTTGTATGCCAATTATCATTGAGTCCCAAATGGCCGGACTCAGAGTGGACCTTGACGAAACTGAACGGGCGATGGAGGCAATGACCCCTCATATCGCTGATTTGCAACACCAAATGAATGACATAGCGGGGTGGGACTTCAACGTTAATTCCGGCCCCCAGATGATTAAGCTGTTTGACCCGACCAAGACCAATTCGGGCTGGTGGGTTGGGCGCAATAGGATTGGAACAACGGACAAGGGTGCACCCTCGTTCAAGAAGGAGTATCTTGAAGAACTTGCAGAGTTTGACCCACGTGCCAGAATGGTCACCGACATTAGGTCCGCTCTTAAGACCCGGGATACTTTCCTCGCTAAACATATACTTGAACATGCGATCGGGGATCGAGTTTACCCGACTATCAATCAAACTGTCCGGGAAACAGGTGGTACGAAATGGGGGCGATTATCCTATGTAGACCCGGCCATGCAACAAATCCCATCCCGTGACAAGACTACAGCGGCTATCGTTAAGCCTTGCTTTTTACCAGATGTGGGGCAATGTTGGCTAGACTATGACTTGGCTAGCTTCGAGGTTAGAGTCTTTGCGGCACTCGTTGGGATGTATAATGACCATCTAGTTAAGTTATATCAGAAGAATCCACGACTAGATTTCCATCAAATGGTAGCGGACTTGACCGGGTTGAAGCGCAATGCGGAGTACGGTGGGGAGCCTAACGCTAAACAATTAAATCTCAGCATGATCTTTTCCCAAGGTGCTGGGGCAACCGCCCAGAAGATGGGCATGGAGACAACAGATGCTGAATTCACAGATCAATGGGGAGACAAGATTAAATATCAACGTGCCGGGAACGATGCTTACCGAATTATCGATAAATATCACTCTAAAGTACGTGGAGTCCGAAAGTTGGCTGAGACAGCTAGAAGAGTGGCTGAAACACGAGGGTATCTCCGAACTAAGTTTGGACGCCACATTCGTTTCCCGAAACGGTACAAAAGTTACAAAGCAAGTGGCATACTCATTCAAGCCACCTCCGCCGACATAAATAAGGAGAATTGGTACCTCATTGACGGGGCTTTGAATGGACACGGGCGGATAGTTCTCAACACGCACGATAGTTATAGCATGTCAGTTGATATAGACAAGTTGGAAGAGTTAAAAAAGGACATAGTAGGGGCAATTGAGCGAGAATTCTTAGGTGTACCGCTCCTACTTGATTTGAATGGGGTTGGGTCGAACTGGTGGTCGGCCTTAAAGAATGAGGGGATAGAAGGTGCTGTTACCGATTAACGATGTCCGGGATATTGACCGGATCAAAGATTTCAATACTAAAATACATCAAGCTGCAAGACTGTACGCGGACAATGGAATACCAGTCGTACCCTTGCGACCGAATAGCAAAATCCTGCCCGAACGAAAAACGGGCATCAATTACTTTTCAAGCTCTACCAAACCAAAGACCATGGATAAATGGTTCGGCCCCGATGGGCGATACCAAGGTTGGAATATAGGTGTGGTTTGCGGGGCTGAGGTCTTTGTAGTCGACCTCGACTTACATGGCCGGGAGAATGGACTTGAAAATTGGGATGAATTTAGGGGTGATAATAATATCAATTGCCCTACCGCCCAGACACCCACGGGGGGTCGACACTTATACATGCGGTGGCGGGACAACCTTACGAGTAGCTCCGGGAAGCTCGCCCGGGGTGTCGATACCCGGGGAGGCGACGGGAAGCCCCGCTCGCATGTAGTCTGTTGGCCCTCGGTGACAGAGGATGGGTCCTATAGCTGGCTGACCGGGGGCGACATACCCGATACGCCAGAGTGGATATCGGACGCGATGGGGATACCTTGGTCCGCTAAACCGGGCCGTGGCAATGAGGAGGTCGGGCAGGACGACGAAGAATTTAAATATGAGCTACATCAAGTTGCCGCCATGCTGGACCACATTGACACCAACGTTTTATCGTACGAGGAATGGTTATTTGTGGGACAGGCGATTAATAGTCAGCACCCTAATAAAGATGGACTCCAACTTTGGGACGCGTGGTCGGCCAATGGCGACCGTTACGTACAGGGGGAGTGCCAAAAACGCTGGCCCGGATTTAATCCCTCTGGCCCCATACGAATTGGGTCACTTGTTTATTTCGCTAAACAGGGTGGATACGACCCAAGCAGCGACCCTGCGCGCTCTGGGGACTTTGAAGACTTAGTGGATCGGATGAACGAAGATAATGCTGTCCTGCTAACCGGGGGTAAAGTACGTATTATCCACCGAACCAAGGATGGTGGAATTCACATATTAGGGACGGGTGACTTCAACACCCTGATGTTCAACAAAATAGTGACCATACCCAATAAAAAAAGTCGAACCACCGAAGCTGACATTTGGATGGGCCACCCAATGCGCCGGGAGTGCATAATGGGTATGGGCTTCTTCCCGGATGAACCACTGTGGCATGAAGGTTATGTTAACATGTGGCGAGGCTGGGGAGTTGACCCGGTGGAGGGGAACTGGGATATGTTCAAACTCCATATTCACAAAATCCTGTGCGATGGAAATGAGGAGTTGTCCAATTTCGTCTATGATTGGATGGCCGACATGATACAAGACCCGATGGACCCCAAGGGCACCGCAATCGTGATGCACGGCAAGGAGGGAACTGGTAAGGGGACCTTCTGCGAGATACTGGGTAAGATGGTGGGACGGAATCACTATGCACACGTGACAAATGAGCGCCACCTAACGGGCAACTTCAACTACCTATTTATGGAGTCACTATTCGTATTCGCAGACGAGGTAATCTACGGAGGCTCAAGATCAACGGCTGGTATACTCAAGGCGATGGTTACTGAAAAGCAGTTGGTGTGTGAACGTAAGGGTCTTGACCCCTTTATGTACGATAATCGCATCCGACTTGCTGTAGCCTCCAATGAGGATTGGTTCATACCCGCAGGGCCGGAGTCAAGACGGTGGCTCGTGCTGGAACTCAATGACGAGAAAGCAAATGATCGCAATTACTTCAATAAACTCTACACTCAAATGTACGAAGAGGGCGGGTTAGAGGCAATGATGTACGATTTACAGACCCGCAAGATTAAGAGTAATTTGACCAAGGCGATAGTAACTGAAGCGCTTAAAGCTCAGCGGGACATTTACCGATCCACTGGCGATTCAGTTGATATGTGGATGGACGAGTGTGTTGGTAAAGCCGATCTTGGAGTCCCGGACGAGGGACAAGGAGGTTGGCCAGATGAAGCCGATAGAATGACCCTATTCGAAGCCTACAACGCTTGGGCCAAAGATGGGAAAATAAGAACTAAGGGCACAGCCCACTTTTATAGGAAGCTAGAAGGATATGGATTTGTTAACTTTAGACCAAGAACCGATGGGGTCAGGAAACAGCGGTACAAAATCCCTCCCCATGCCAAATTCACAACCGAAAGTTGATCTAGTACTTGATCTTCAATTCGGTAGTACGGGCAAGGGGCTGATCTGCGGCTACTTGGGTGAATCGGGCGAGCATGATACTTGCATGACGGCTAACATGCCGAATGCTGGGCATACTTACATCAATAAGAAGGGGACAAAGTACATATTTAAGGTGCTACCAAGTTCGGCGGTTTGCCCTAGTATCAAAACGGTGATGATCGGCCCGGGCGCGGTATTTGACTTAGACCGGCTAAAACAGGAAATGGTATTTCTTAGAGCGGACCAAACTCTTCGAATTCACCCTGCTGCAATGGTGCTGATGCCAGAACATCGGAAAAAAGAAATGGCGACATTAGGCCACATCGCCAGTACGTGCCAAGGTAGCGCAGCTGCCATGGTGGACAAGATATGGAGGAGTAACCCATCCATCGCCAAAGACGTGCTTAGAGACACCAAATTTGAACAGTACCTTTGTCCCAACGCTGAATGGCAGATGCGATTAGCAATGTCAGACGGTATACTTGCAGAGGGGTCGCAGGGCTATAGTCTCGGGATTAATACTCACTTCTATCCCTATACTACCAGTCGTGATTGTGGACCTGCGGCCTTTCTCTCTAACATGGGCATACCACTTGGCATGCTCAGTCGAATAATCGGCACCTGTCGTACCCTGCCAATCCGTGTTGGGGGCAACAGTGGCGATTGTTATCCGGATCAGGAGGAGTTAGATTGGGACGAATTAGGTCTCGAACCTGAATTGACGACTGTCACCAACCGGGTACGCCGCATCTTTACTTACAGTAAGTTGCAAATCGAGGAGGCCATTTGGTGGTGTGACCCTGATTTGGTCTTCCTCAACTTCGCCAATTACGTCGAAGCGGACTACGTAAAGAATATCGTAGCTCATATTGACGCTTTCAGTACGGTTAGGTGGGTCGGATTTGGCCCAGCCTATGACGACATAGGAGTGATATAATGGAGGATGTACCAATAGGTAATAGCCTCGCTGACATTAGGGTAATTTCTAAGGCCATCAAAAAATGGGCTGATGAAGTTATGCCCCATCGTTTGCCAGCAGACGCAATCAAGAAACTCTCAATGGAGGAAGTGCCAGAGTTATGGAGAGCTTTAAAGGACTATGGGACAGTAGACCCCGGTGAAATAGCCGATGTCCTGATCCTTGCCCTTGACATCTGTGAATTGTCCAAAATTGACCCACTAGAGGCGATACATGATAAGATGATCATCAATATGGGTCGAACATGGAAGTTTGAACACGGGGTATTACAACACGTGGAGGAATAGATATGCAAACAAAAACAATGAGCATGATTGAGATGTTCACCGGCAAAGTGGCAGGATATATAATATTTGTAGCGGCCCAAGTAGTAATACTACCGTTATACTATGATGTTCAAGTACCAATAACCGATAATATGCAAATAGGGCTGATGTTCTCGGCTATAGCAACGTTTAAAAGCTACGGAGTCCGACGATTCTTTAATTGGTGGCAATGGGGAAGAACATGAGCAGTAGGGGCGAAACAAAAATGTGGAAGTACCTTCGTCCTAAGTTGAAAGCTTATGGACATTTTACGAGGATAGAAAGCCATGAAACAGCTGTCGGAACTCCTGATGTCGACTATTGCATCAAAGGATATTGTAACCATCTTGAACTCAAATTTACAGAAAGTGAGAAGAGAGGATTTCGACTCCGCCCTTCGCAAGCTGGATGGTTCAGACGGAGAGTTAAAGCTGGAGGTCAGCCTTGGCTCTTGGCACAAAGTTGTATTCGCGACAAGCGGGGATACGTGCTGGTTCCGGGTACGAACGTACCGGCGCTTGCCCGTTCAACTAAAGTTACCGATTGGTTAATGGCAGGGATAATGGTATGGGAAGACAAAGTAGACGTGGAAGAACTAGTAATGTTCTTAAGTACCTACCTAATAGTAGATTCACAAGAAGGTGGAAATGGGACCGGGGAACAAGGGTCCTCTGGATTGATATTGCCATCAGTAAAGCTAGTGACTTAGAATGGGCACATGATATGATGATGGCTCAGGGGCCATGTATTGTTATGTTCCGAGTTCATCAGATCATATGGACTTATTACATAGGTGCGGCGACAAGTAATATGTATAATAATATTACCATTGGCCAAGAAATGTATGACCTTATGAACGTCGCCTTTTCCGCCGCTTCTTCTTCGGCTTCTTGGAATGAGAAATGAACTTTTTAGCGGCTTTCTTGCTGATGCCTATCTTACCCTTCCCAGAGGCAGCGGCGTACATTGCCCGCCGCTGCTTGGCTGATTTAAATGGCATTATTTCGCTTTCCCTTTAAGCTTCTCAACCGTACGCATCGTACCCAACAGTCCGAGCATACCAAGGGTGAGTTGCATGATCACCGTCGCTGGGAGTTCCGGTCCGGGTTTATCAGTAATCCACTGAATCCATGGATTGATGATCATCATGTTGAGTACCCCCATACCGCAAACCCAACCGATCCAAGGTCGCCAACCGGCAACAAAGATTGACCTGTGCTGAGCCTCGATCTTGTTGATCTCGGTTTGGACCATGTGCGGCTGTTGGGCAATCCGCATTCGAATCTCTTCGTGGGTCAGTTTCTCATCTTTCGATGTGAAGAGGTTGTCGAGCACATTGCCTACAGCTGATATAGCAGGAATAGCGTCACCAACACCGAAAATTTTACTTAGAAAGCCCATTAGTCAAACAGAACTAGGGCCAAAATCGCCCACGATAGGATGTAATGAATCCCGCCCCGATATTTGGCCTCAAAGGCCTTAATTGCTAGTAAATACTCCATTAGTCGTTATCCTCGATTGTGATCCAAATTTCCTCTAGGGCAAGTGCCCCAATAATGGCCTCATACAAGCGCGTATACGCTGCAACTGATGTGGTTACCATACCTCGTTCAGTAACATTTTGTATTTGACCATCCCCTACGAGAATGCAACCCTCTGAGTGGTCGTCATTATTGCCCGTATGAATGTACACATATTCGAACTCCGGTACATCTTGAAGGTGTAGCATTCCCATATGGAAATCAAACCTTTTACCGTAACGTTTGGTCATTCCACCTACATTACGGAGTTTAATTTGATATCGACCCACTGGGATTCGAGTTTCCCCCGGGATTTTAGGTTCATTAAATTGATCTTCCAATGAATAGCAGAAGAATTTACCGTTTACACGGAGCAGACCAAGAGAAGATTCATCCCCGCCAGAAAATCGAGTGACCTTAATTTCCATTACCGGCTAGCTTCATTGATCAGGTACTCTGTAAAGATTGTCTCAAACCGTTCTTGTGACTCAAGTGCTGTTTCTATGTTGGTCTCGATGTTTCCGATACTACCCTTGATCACCTCTATGTCGATGATCATTTGGGAGGTATCGGGTATCACAAGTTCTGAGACCTGAGCTTTAACCTCGTTAGCGATCCAGAACTGCGCCGCCATTCCGAGGACAGCAAGTACGAATCCACCCCCAAGGAAGCTTAACACTCCTATTGCTATTGATCTACTCTTCGGAGTCATTTTCAAGCCTCTGTATAGTTTGCTGTGCATAATCGCGTCGTTGCTGTGCTGCTCTTGCAGCGGCTCGATTACCTGCTTCAATTCTGGCGAGACGTTTTTCAAATTCCTGTGCCCTTTCCTCGTCGTCGTTGTCCTCAACCATGACAATTACTGGTTCAAAAATTGGGTTATTTGTCTCTTTTGGTGCGGAGAACGTAAGTATTTCCACGCAACGATCGCCATATAGCTTTGAAGTGGGCTTATGGAAACATCGCATTTGTGCCGCTTCGACGTATTTACCCTGCTCGTCCAATATCCCGGCAATACACCAAGGATCGTATTCCCAATTTTGACGCTGCCAGATAATGATACCGTACTGTTCAGTGACAACACACTGAGCAGCCCTGCCTAAATCAACATCACCCAACGATTGAGCAAGTGCCAATGATGTGTTTTTACTTACCTGATCGCCACTTATCAATTCAACAATTGTGTCAGAATCATTACAAGAATGACCACGGCAATCATCATCATCACCATTAGCAAATGCCAGTACTGGTAACAATAAGAGTAAATATCTCATGTCAGCTCAGTTCTACCGTCAGGTCAAGAAGAGCTTCAACTTGATCCTCATGGGTGATTAAGGTACGAACTCGGAATATGGCTTCGGTTTCTGTCAACCCTTGGGTGTTCCGGAAAAGCATCCATCTTCTTCTTTCAAGTACATCGCCACCTAAGTCAGTCCAAACACCAACTGGTGCGGCCTCAACAAAAAAAGGCTCGTCAGTCGATACAAGTTGTACTTCATAACCAAACCCAATGTTAGGAGTGAGTCCCGGCTCGTACCACTCGTCACTGGGCGAAAAGACTGGATCGGTGTGGCTTGGAATAACTTGTAATGTTCCATCTCGCTTTAAGAGAATCTGTATGTTGGCAGAGAATCCGGCTTGGAAAACACGTCGGGATTCATACGTCCCATCCGTCATTTTAAGAAAATCGTCTTCATTAGGAAACCCACCCCCCGCTCCTGCAGCAAGACCTGCACCACCAGCGCTAGGAATACCGGGTGCTTGGTGAATGATACTCATGCTACAATGTTACTAGTGCCCCACCACCAAAATTCGGTAGTGCTGCGCTTCCAAAGTGAACCAAGGAATCCTGTTTCTAAGACCCAAGATTCCGTCGCTGCCTTCGTTGTCCGAGTTCCATCCGCTGCTATGTGGATCGCGGTAACACCGGTACCCACTAATAGGGTAAGATCACCGGCACCCTCGTTGGACAACCCGTAAAGTGCACCCGTGTCAACATCCGCATCTTGATCGATTGTCCACGTTTCAGTGTCGGCATCCTCATTAAGGATCAGCGCGCCGTTACCTAGGTCGTCGAAGGCATAGGCCCCGTCTTCCAACTTCGGGAACATTACATTATAGCCTACCTGACGTTTGACCCCGCCAGTCACCGCGTTGTTGACGAACAGCTTGCCTACCAAATTCTCGAGAGTTACATCATCATCGCCGAGGGCTGATAAAGGGGCTACTTCATATTCTTTAGTGGTGTCATTCCACCGTAGCAACTGACCTTCAATCGTGCCAGCTGGCAACCCTTGGGATATGGCATTTACAGTGCCCAAAAGGTCTTGGATCATCATTACTATCTTATCCAAGCCGAACTCGTGCGATTCTGAATCAAATGGATCGTAACGGGTGTAGTCCAACTCTTGACTCTGCGGAGTGGCTCGTATAATCGTAAGTTCCTGATCAAGTGGCGGAGCCACTAAATAAGTAGCCGTTCCACCCGGGCTGGCATCCTGATCTACGTTCAACGCAAAGGTGTCAAAATCGTCAGTGAAATCAACACTGAGCCACGCAATGTCATCAACCCTAAAATCGAAGTTGAACACGGTTTGTGCCCCGTCACCTACATAGGTTACGGAGTTAACGGTAGCTTGGACGGTCATAATCTAATCCTTGGAAACAATCAATTGTCATGGGGCACCAGCAGGTTTAAAAAATTGTGGACCTTTAACTGGCTTCTTAATTATGTACTGCCTTTCTTCATCTGTTATTTCATACCCTTCTTCTCGGATCGCGAATTGTAGGTCAATATATTCATCAACGCTGACCGCATGTTGAATGATGTACGGTTGCTTCACACCCTCTGGTCCAATACGGTAGTACTCGCTGTTGTCCTCGCTGTGTTCAATCAGGAAGTCCAGCATATCCAACCTACCAAATTGGCTGCCCATGCTTATAACTTCACGTAATGCCCTATCGCCCTCTGAACCGGGGCCAATATTACCTTCCTCAACCCATTCATCCCAGATTCTTAGTTCCATTAACGCTTTAACAGCACGATTGCGCATTTCACCTACTCGCCGCTCATATTCATCATACACGTACCCTTGGCCATTATCCATCCACCATAGATCAATACCATCTTTTAATCCCCCGGGCCAATCAATAGACGCATTTGGCTTGCTGATTGGGATACGGGCATAAGCTATAGCCATACTAGCTGGGTCAGAATCCTCTGGGTCCCTGATGTTAAATGGGACTATTGCGCGCCAGAAAGCACTACCATAACTATCCTTTGGTTCGCCTCTCCAATCACGACGGGGGGCCAACTCTGAGGAGTGCCATGGTGAAGCATTCTTCATTTGCTTCACCACTTGGAGCATTAAATTCGGCGCAGCAGTAGTACGTTGTGTCACATCGGCAGGTTTACGAAAGTCACGGAGTAAATTGGGTACGAGTACCGAGTTAATCATACTGGCTGCAGTTGCTTGAAATCGACCCTGCTCTTTAGAAGAGATTGCGGTCAATACATCGGTCGCAGAGGACAAATAGGATTCGTCAAGAATCATATCAGCGGTGTATAATAGACCTGCACCGATCCACTCACCGAAAGGTTTATTTTGCTGCTGGGTCATGGCATAGTAGTCAAATACTGACGCTATAGTGGCCAACGATTGACCACCCGGGGCTGCGCGCTCTATTGAAACCCACTTGCCGTGAATTTTGACGGAGTTAGGTTGCCATCCTGCGGCTATCCATACTTGGCGCTCTTCCCAGTTACCCGGGCCAGTACCAGTGATCAAACCTTCCTCGTGAAGATGTTGTACCGTTAACCACAAACCAGCCGCTATCGTGAGTTTGGCTATAGCCTCTTGACTCTCCCGTTGGGTGCCGTTTATTATGGCTTGATACGTCTTATTGGGGGTCATAAACTGCTGAACACCGATCGTTTCCATTGAATACTGTAGCAAATTCGCTGGAGTGCGCACAAATGGGATGATCATGTTGACCGTAAGGCTCTGGTTCTGCATACTTGCTACACCATCGGCTATGACGGTAAATAAACCTCCATACACGCTGGGGTCATTGGTGTAGGTTTGTTTGGCGGCGTAAGCCTTAGCTTCACGTTCGGCTGCAGCACCAAGTTCATCGAAATTTTCAAGGTAATGGGCGTACCGTTTCTTATAGTCCTTCTGTAAATGAACTTCATCATACCTAGCCCTAATGCTAGCTATTTCATGCATCTTGGATATATAATACTGATTCTTAAAGAAAGCATCGCCAGCCTCAAGTACCCGGACCGGAGTAGTGCCTATCTTACCAAGCGCAGTTTTAGGTACATTTATGATATTGTACCTAAGACCAAGCTCGTTCCAAATCTTGCCCTCACCAATATCCCGACCCATGGCAATTTCCTTGGCCAAGAATAAACTGTCCATAAAAGCAGCCCGATGGCCCTGCAACTCAGCATAGTATTGGTGTCGGGTCATTCTGTCGGCAGGATCAGGCTTGTACTTAGGGTTAATTACTGATAGCGCTAAATCCCGGGCATAGGCGAGATTGTTGATACCCATACGTACCGGGGATACCGCCAAGTGCATGTATAAACCCGAAATTGTATTGCCCATGAGGTTGAAAGCGTGTGTACGCCAACTTGACAACATCTGGTTGTACCTAATATGCAACAGGGCCGAAGCGTATTTGTTCCCCCAAATGTTCTTGCTGAGCTTACTGATCATCGGTACTATGCCCGCGTTAAGATCACCCCGAGTAACTTTTGGAGAGGCAAATTCAGCCATTATCTTAATAGCTCGTTCGGTATTAGCACGACCACCCTGCATGGCTATTGAGTCCATCATAGCCTGACCAAAGTCGTAGACTCCCTCGGTGGGTTTCGACCGGAGGGTATTCAATTGACGGGCAGCGTTACCGGATACTCCGTAAAAGAGGTCCCGGGTAGCCACAAACACCGCATGGGCATTATTAAAATACGCCATATCACTGTCAGAAAGTCTACCCTCATGATCGATCTTATTGGCGAGGAACTTGGATATTTCCGCCATACCACGACCCTGTTTATTGTAGGTATCTCTAAGAAACCTCAAATCTGCCGGGGTCCAATAAGAGGCAATCGGCTTCTGGGTAATATCAATCCCAAGTTTTTCCATTTCCTCAACTTGTGCCTTCTGCTCCGCATGGGTCATTTTAACCGGTCTTAATTTAAGTTCACCCGACAATACTTGCTCGTTCATGACCATCATACGAGCAGCAGTATCACTGAATGGGTTCAATTCCATTGGACCAGCTTTTTCCGGAATCGGGGCCTTATCAATTACTTCGAACTGCTTACGACGCATGCTGAGTTCATCACCGGTTAATTTATTCCTTAACCGATACCAACCATTCTTGGTACGACCTATCACTTCATACTGTACATTAAGATCGTCTATAACAGTACTGCCTTTTTGACCCGGCCTTTTTAATACGACATCGCCCTTTTGCAGTTCCTCTACTTCCATAACCTTCCGTACCAGCGCCATCGTTTCTGCGTCAGTCACATCTGGAAGAAATATATCTCGTTCATTCCATGCATCTTGAAATATTCGAGCTTCTTCATCACTGGCAAACTTGTAAATTATTTCACCCTCTTCGCCAAGGATATCGTGAATTTCGATGTCTAATTCATTGGCCAAACTCTCCACATCAGCTTGATATGTGGGGTCTTCAATATCATCTACAAATCGAACCTCATTGCCTGCCTGTTTATCCCATGCCTCTTTAAACATTCGGGCTTCTTTAACATTGGCAAACTGATAAACTATTTCATCAATATCTAAAAGCTCATCCTTTGGCGTCCATGGTTTCTTGGGGTGAATGATATTAGATAATTCAGGTACATCTAATTTACCATCATAAATTCTCGAAAGAAATAATATTAATTCATCAGGTGTACCCTCAATTTTTAAGGAAAACCCATCAACTCGTGATTCAGCTTTTACTTTGAGACCCAAGCCCTCCGCCACATCCTGAAGAGGGCCATAATGCTGAAAAGTACCAACTACTTCTAATTCATTGCCTACATAGTTAAGATGCATAGCCTGTTCTTCAGCATTAATAACATCGATAACTGTTTGAAATCCTTCCTCACCACCAATAACGCCCTTATCGCCTGTTATATCGTGAATTTCAATATCAAGTTCATTGGCCAAACTCTCTACTTCAGCTTGATATCTAGGGTCTTCAATATCATCTATAAACCGAACCTCATTACCCGCCTGTTTCCCGGCTTGCCGGGAGGTAACTATGCTGCCTCTAAATGGAGTCGCTCTCCTTATGACAGGTTTACCCGGCCTCATACCAGTGGCCTTATGAACAAAGTCAGCCTTGCTATTGGGAGACCCACCAGCTATAGTGAATATTCGTAATCCTTCCTTACCACTAATAGAGTAATCAATCCCTAGTGCATCGGCAAGTGATTCGAGCCGCTTGTAATTGCCATCCTGTTGGAAGAACGTTACATTTCCATTGCTCTCTAAAACCCACCTGTTGTCCTTGAAGGATATTTGCTCCATGTAAACGCCAAGCTGCTCCACACTCTCAACTGTATCGAGCCGGGGTTCCTTGGCAATTGCATGTGCAGCGGACACTTCGTCCATAATCCTGTATATTTTCTTATAATCGACGCTACCATCTTCCAGCCGGGGTACAGTACCAGTCTCGGCAAGAATAGCCTTGGCCTGTGCCTTACCCTCTGGGCCGGTGAAATGGCCCAGTATTTCGCCTAATTCCTCTATGCCTATTTCTTCCATGGCTCTTTCGTCAAGGAAAACGTCCCGGGCTTTCATCATGGCTTTATCTTCATCCATCGCCTTGACAAATTTATCGATCTTACGACCAGCCCAAGCACCGCCGGCAGCGCCCAGTATTGTACCTAAGCCAACGCCCATGGAAGTAGCTATTCCGACCCGACCATAATCAATTTCCTCTCTGGCTCCGACTTCTTGCTCAATCTTCTGCTTAGTAAGATCGAACCCGCCAGCCAACGTGCCACCTTCAATGGCACCGGCTGTGGCACCAACAAGAGCACCCTGTATGGCCTTCTTAAGTCCAGTCTTAGCTAAGGCTTTAGCTGCACCTTTGGCTACAATGGAGCCTGCCCCGAGTCCGATATAAGTAGTGGGGTCAGTGGCAATCTCACCTAGCGCTCCAGCAAAGTCCATTTTCGACCCACTGGAGTGGTCGTACATATTCATCATGTTCAAGAAGGCTAGGGCCAATTCTGGATCGTCAGCGGTCATAATCCTCTTGGCCATGGCTACGGTATTCACCACGTTCCAATTAAATCCAGACATGATATTACGCGCCCACTTCCCGATTTCATAATCATTCAGTGGTCTGAATTCTTGATACAATGTCTTGGCCTGCCAAGCTTCCATTTGACGGTCTTGCAGACTCCTAGGGGGATTCATGTAATCATACAAGATACGGGCTTCTTTGATGAAGTCCGCAGATTGGGTCATCTGATACGTCGAAGGTGGCTCATAGTTAACCGCATCGGCTTCCGGTGGGGGTGCCCACATACCCTCCACAAGTTTCAGATCGGTCGGGTCGTCGTCCCCGCCTTTCGATGGCTCTCCGGCCTCACCGGGACCACCACCGTCCTCATCGGGACCGGGGGTCGGTACCTCGGTACGGAGTATATCCTCCTCGCCGCCCGTGGCCACGGAGAGCGTCCCCAAGCTCGCGGACTCTTCTTTCTCCTGACCTTCCATGAAGAGATTATACACATCATTATCGGGCATTTCGGTGTTAGGCATTGACTCCCGCCACAGATCAAATTGCTCCGCAAGACCAGCAGTTTCCAGTCTCTCGCGCCTAATAGTCTCCGCCGCTGCTTTTATCGCAATCGTTGCAGCTGATTGTACTTCTTCTGCTTCACTACCCATTAGTCTGGACCCGGAATTGAATTTTGAAATTGATGGTATAAAGGATCGTCTGGCTCCAACATCATTCTTTGATCAGCCGGGGGTACGCCCTGACCCTGATAAAATTGGCCATATAACTGCGATATTTGATTAGTCCGGGCTGGACCAAGAATGGCCATATTGTCTGAGAACCACAATAGGAAGTCCTGCTGTTGAGAACGAGTAAAGATACGTTCTCTCTTGTCCTCTGTCATAAAAGGTGCGGCCTGTGGTACTAGCTCTAAAAAGCGGGCATTTATGCCGTTCGAAAAGTTCCGTGGGTCATAGACATCCTTATTCGAGTTTACAAAATCATTCGGCTTGGCATCAATACCATACTGTTGCATGTAATTATCCAGCGATAACTTAAACGCAATAGCCGCTTCTATTTGATTCTGATTGCCACCAAGTGCCGCGACAATTTGGCCTTCTAAATCGTACTTGGATCGCGTCCACAGGAACAAGGAGCCAAGAGCATCCTTATACCCCAAATCGTCTAGCGATGCCTTAACCGCTGCATTGATTTCCTTATTCAGGATATTGGCATCTGTACCACTAATCCATGGTGCCCTACCAGAGGGTGTGCCATTCGGATTAAGACCCATAGACCCATTGATGACTATAAGTTTTAGTAAATTGGCCTTGTCTATAAGGCGCATGTGGCCCTCGCCCCCAACAAACTGGAGCCTTGATATCTCAAGCCGATATCTACTCAACGTCCATTCATCACTAGCTTTGGTGGCAGGGCCAGCGGCTATGGCGTTCTTGAAACGCCAACCATCTGATTGAGTAATATCTTGTGATCTGACTGCATCATTCACACGCTCGGCATCAAGTCCAACAGGGCCATGATAATCTGCAAACATATCATCAGAATTACGCTCTTGCCGTTCAATATCCGCAGCTTTAAAATCTCTACGCCTTGCGTCCATTTGGCCCGACATAGTGCGCATTTGATCTGGTGACATACGATTTCCGTTGGTCCACATTTGCTCCTCAATCTGATCAATCTGATCAAGAGAAGTAGCGGCTAATATAGCATTCTGTACATCCATCTGATCAATTCTTGGCCCTAATGCGGATAATTGGTTTTCGACCCACACTGGGTTTTGGCCAAGGATAAATTGACGTGCAATTATCTCTTTAGCCTGAGACTCCCGAATATTGCTGGGAGCATTTGAGGATATGATACCCTCAATAGCACGTTCTGCTTGAGCCTGACCGTAGGCTTTAGACCGAGCAGCATTGGCCTTGGCAATAGCCAAAGTTCCGGGGGCTACATACCGTTCGATCATTTCAGTCATCCATTTCGCACGAGCCTCTGGATTTACAATGGTACTCGCATGTTGACTAAGAATCTCTGCTACGCCTTGATCCCACATTTGCTCCGAAACTTCATGAGTAAATATCCGGGGATTTGTAACCGTGTCACGTTCACCCGCTTCATTAAGCGCCAGCATTTCGTCAGAATATTCAATACCCTCCGGAATTTCATTCAGATCAAGCATATTCTCATTTACTAACTTAGCTCGAAGTTTAGATATTTCTTGGGCTGCAGTCCCAGTGGCCTCATCAATTTTAGCCACATCAGCCTCACCCTGCATCGCATCAACAAGACTGATCCCCGCGTCAAGAAGTCCTTGCGCAGCTTGGCCTACCCTCTGATAATTGGGCTGTTGAATATTGCCCGAGGCAAATTCACCTACAGGCTGTTGTACGATATCAGGTAACTTCATCCTTTCATACCATAAACAGATGAAGCAGTATTAAGGCCACCAATAACGGCACCCAATCTATTAGCATCTGCAGTAACACCCGCACTCTTAATACCGAGCCTTCTCGCCCTTTCACTGTAAGCTTTCATCCAATCAAGTTCCTTCTTGAATTCTTGGCTCATTGTGTCAATAAACCCTTGAGCACTGGACCCACCAGTGTGCCTAACACCGGAAGCTTGGCTCTTGGCTACAGCTACACCGAGTACCTGTCCCTGAGTGAATTTACGCCGACGAATTTTCTCAAGGTTATCCTCATACGCAAGTCCCACTCGCTCTATATCCACGTCTTCTTGTTTGCCGGCACCGAATAGTCCCATACCCGCGCTAAATATACCCGCTGCTGCCGCTACCCATCCCATTATCTTGTCCTCGGTCCAGTTAGCCTATTGCTTCTAGCAATTTCCGTCCTACCCTGACTTCCGTCAGAGTACCGAGCGTCAGCCAATTTGTCTTGATACATTAACTCCATCTGCTCAAACATTCTACGGTTCTCTGTAAATGTCATACAGGTGTCGGCAGCTAAACGTGCAGCAAACGCATGAACGAAAGGAGCTGGATATTGATCGGTATTCGTGTTGCGAAAGATGAAATGACACCAGATAATTTCTTCACGGGCAATTATATATTTACCCTCTTTGACCCACTTGGCGTTCCGGAAATTGGAGTCTTGAATTTGAATACCTATGAAGGTCCCGCCGCCAGTGGGTCTATAAACCCTGAATACCCTAAGCACATCAGTTGGAATTAGGAACTTAAACCCCTCCCCGAATGCTGGTTCCTCTGAAATGGGGGACAATATTTCCCGACGTAAGGCAAAGGTCCAAGCGGTATCAGCCAATATCTTGTCCCGGGATGGGCCAAAATTGGCTTTCATGACCTTTGCTTCGGTTTGGCTATCATCCAGATCATTGATCTGATTTTGCCCAAGCCACGACAGCGCTAGATTTGCAATTCCCACTTGATTAGTCATTAGACTTCCGTACTGGTTACCTTGCCAAATATGGCGGTTATTTCCGTTCGAAGCGGCTTATCCTGTGTTATAAACAAATCACCTTCACCTGATCCAAGATCAACAACATCAACATCACCCGTGATAAATGGTTCACCTACCCCCATTGGGGAAGAAGGGGTACGATCCTTTGGAAATTGGCCTTCAACGAGCGGTATAGCTGAGTTATTCAATCGAAGAAATACCTTATTCCATCGACGCTTGCTTACTTGTGACGTACCACGATTCGATACGCCTTCAAGTGACAACAATTGAATGTCATTCTCAAAGAAATGCCCAAAATATGCGCTGGAGCCGAATGCCCATTCTTCTAGCGGCTCAGAATCCCCTGCGGTTATCAAAACACTGGGGTGAACAGTATATCCAATACCAAACGGTGCTACTGGGTCTTGCCTTTCAACCACCACATTCACAGTTTGATCATCAAGATGATCTAACCCAGTAGCAATACCCGTAACCTCGTCTACACCCGTAAGTTTACAAGCATCCAATGTCGCTATAAGCCCCGAATTAAATGCTAATACCTCATATGCAACATTAGCAGTATTGACGAATCCAACCCGATTCACAATCATAACGAGCTTATTACCCAAAGAAGTGTTGATTGAAGTAATATCCATTATTTTGTTAATGGGTTGTGTAACAGAACCATTATTCGCTGTAATTAATTTCCAAAACCCAATCACGCTCTCAGGGTAATAATACGTGGCCATGGCCAACGAACCATCAGTCAACAAGAAACAAGCTTGATATGAGGGTTCATCAAGGTACACTACCCTCCTAACAGGGCTATTAAAAAATTCTTCAACTAATAGGGATATTTCTTTCCCATCCCACCCAAAATTAGTGCCACCTTCATCTGCAAAAGTTCTAATTTTTTTGCGACTATTTGAGGTATACATCATTTCACGGCCAACTACAAGCGGTTGAACGCAATTAGAACCCCAATCAGTCTGTTTAGGGAAAGAGAAATCATCAAATGCAATAACACCCAAATCCGATGTACCAATTACTTCTGATATATCAGTATTAATAACCAATTCTTTCCGACTGGTTAACGTCTGAATACGACCAGCAGACGATAATGGGAATTCGTATGGATCGTCCTTGGAATTAGGAGCAGATGCATCAAAATCGGCATAGTTCCCGGACCGGGACCCCCACACTGTGGCAGGTTCATTAAGAGTAGCCGCTAAAACTAGCCTACCCTCATGAAGGGCACAAGCTGCTGGGAAATTGCCCGAAACCCAGACATTTCCAACAGGTGCCACAAATGGGTCAGGGTCTATTACCGCTGATAAATCCTCTAATGTCCATTCACCCAAAGCATTTCGTAATCTTTGAGTTTCCACTTCTGGGTGGGTTAAATAGGCCATTTTCTCGCCGGGGTCCACACAAAATTGAAGACACTCTAACTGATCACTGGTATATGGGGATGCAAAAGTTGCATCGCTACCCGAACCACCAGCTAATGGAATTTTAAAACTACTTACCCCTACATCGAACATGATATCGACAATAGTAGTAAATGTTCTAAAAATAGGACTTAAATCCGGAATTGTGAGCGGACCTATATACGCTATACCGACTGTCAACCAAAGGGTATTATTTCCGCCACCCGGTATAAAATTAAAGGTGTGATCCGAAAACTCATTGTTAACGGCTATGGTGATATCAGTAGTAAATACATCCCCCGGAATTTGCTTTCCGGGGAGAGATGCAACTTCCACCCGTACTACTACGTCGTCTAGTGGCAAATCGCCCAATAAAGTTAATTGATTCGCACTAAAATTGGTACGCCACCGGACTTTTAATTCCGCTAGATTTGTTTCCGCACCGGCAGGGATAGTAATCGATGGTACATTTCGTAAAGCCGCACCTTTCGCTCCTTCAGGACTATCATCGATTAATAACGACATTCTCCAGTAAGCATCTTCAGTGCCTTTGTTAAAAGGACCCAAGAGTACTGACGAAACACTCGGCTCGGTAAGGTATATATTTTGAGTGACAGCTATAATAAAATTCGCAAATTGTCCCGCATATAGGTTATCAACGATCAATTCGTCAGAAACACCGCCTACGATTACAGTACCATCCATCGAATTCTTTAATGTAATATTGGATTCACCAACCTCAACAAGAATGTCATTATCTATCCCGAACGGGAAAGTAAACACACGGATACCACTTATCGCTGGATCATCGTCCACCCAATTATCATCGTCAACTTCGGCAATCCACTTACTGCCTTCTCTTAACTTTATTGGCCCTTGAATCTGGGGAACCCAATTTCTGGCCCTTTTAAGACCAGATTGGTACGCAGGCGAAGTTGTACGACCACGAAGTTTCTCGCCAATTTCACCAGCCGAGAAAGATTCTTGTATGGGTGATACACGTGGCATTATTGAGCGTCGATATTAGCTTTCAAAGCCGCGTTCACTTGCGCAGCAGTACGGTCGGGGAGTGAATGTAGGCTACGAAGAATATTGAACTCGTTAGGGAGCAGTTCCACTATCGCCCTCACAACTCGCTCAACATCAACTTGATTTTTGGCCGTCGCCTTCTGGCTATCACTCGTCGCTGTGGCAATATCGGTGTCAATCGTGGATTGTTCTCCCCCTGTTGCAAGTCTTACTGTATCGCTTGCAGGAGGATCAATAACCCAATACTTCACAGGTTGTCCGGTAACAGCGGATAAATCTGGATTGATAATCCAATCAGCAATGTCAAAGTTCGGTGTGTTCACCGACTGTATGAATTGGCCTGTAGTTCTGTTAAGTACATCACTCATCTTAAAATCCCTTCAATGTAGGTTGGTGTCCCTAATGGATCACCGTTAAATTGCCCACTGCCAAAGTCTTTTATTGATCCAGTTACGGTTGCCGTTTGTCCCGGTGCTTTTTCAGCTTGTGTCCAGCGATGCAATAAACCGAAAACAATATTATCCTTGCCAAGCAATACCAGCATGGTTTGTAATTCTGCAAGCGAAAGCGCACGATCATAAACTCGCGTATCGTCAATTGACCCATCCAATTCTCGCTCAGGTGTGCTGCTAACAATAACTGCTGCGAGTGCGGTTGCTTTCGTGTTAGTAACGATGTCTCCGGTTTGTGCGCCTATGCCTTCTTGCACCGCATTAAAAAATACTCTTATATTCGCGCCGTCATAAGTAACTGCCCAAAATGTCCAAACCCCATTGGGAAAAACGCTTGTACCATCTACCGTTATGATGCCAGCGCTTGTATTGATAACTCCGCGTATTGCATTCGGTGCATCAGTATCCTCAATTTGCGCCGCCCACACTTTGCTGCTATTGCTGAAGCCGCTGCCTTTGGCAATTAACTGCGCTTCGTCGCCGCTATCTTGACTGGTAGGGTTTACCCATCCGGTCATTGACATAGCGCCTGTTGCCGCTGGCACGTTTAACTCGCCCAGTTCAATGGCGCGGTCTGCCGCAATGCCGGGGAAGTCCAGACTCATGTAAAGCTCACTTTCAGATTTGCAAGAATCCAGTCACCCGTTAAGTCTGAGCCTCCAGTTGGAGCGACTCGCACCAACTCGAACTGAGTAAGTTCTCCAGCAGTTATGCCAAGCGTTGCCAGCGTGACACTCTGCGAGTCTTCTTGGAAGAACTCGTTAGTGGTGAAGTTAAGATCGGTCAACTGTGTTGCTGAACTCCACGCCTGAACTGCCGCATTGTCTGGTATACCACGGTTATAGATGTCAAGCCCAACAGTAACTGCTCCACCCGGAGTTGTCTCCGCTCTTGACCTAAAAGCAAAGACAATATTCGTTGCACCAGCAGGAACCTCAAATTGGAATCCAACACCTTCTTCAGCCGTATCATCAAACGCTCTTACAGTCAGTCCGTTATTGTTACTATCAGCGACCGCAGGAGCAAGTGCATTAACTGTCCAGTCAGCATTATTTGGATTCTCAAGTATGAGCGGCGAGAACTGGAACTCAGGTAAGCCGCCACCGCCACCCGGAGTCGGTGACGCATTAAAAAGTACATCCCAATTCGTAGCATCGCGCCCTATGAATACTCCAACCGCTCCAGCACCTATAGTGATCGACGTATCAACTCCAGCACCAAGATCATCCCCAGATGCTGGGAACAATTGAAGGTCGTTAGCTCCGTTGTTGATAACAACAAGTCGCACTCCCCCCACTACTACGAACGCAGTAAGCGCGTCACCTGAATTCGCTACTGTTGAAATCTCATTATAAGAACTGAGCAGATCGAGTCCGCCTGCTTGGGTCTGCGTAACACTCGCGGTCAACCCAACTTGGTTCTCATTAGTCTGGATAATGTGACTAGAAAGCTCTGCCAAACGTAGAGCTTCAATTCCGCCAACAGGGAAAGTGAGTATATCTAGGCCAGCAGAAGCAAGACCTGTATTCGGGTCAGACCTTCTCGGAATAAATCCCGGAACCAAAGCACTCGCAGCCCCACTCTCTATTTTGGGACCTGTTCCCGGCGCAGCAGCAAACGCAGTTGCCTCCCAAAACCATCTTTGAGTACCCGCTATAACCACCCCAAGATTATCGTCTATGCCTTCATTGAACCCTGTGTCACCATCACCCCATGCCAGTGACGGAAGCGCCGGACTACCGAGTAACGCTCCCGGTGAAATAATGAATTGATCTTCCGCCGCTTCTACTGCACGAGCAATTTCCACTCCGCCAGCAGCAAGTCCAAGAACATCGGCACCGGTATTAAAGAAACCTGTATCGGAGTCCCCAGAGAAACTGTAAGTCGGGTTTGCGACTGAACCAGCATTGAGCAATAGTGGGTCAGGGACACTACCACTACCAACAAATGTTGCGATTTGATCCATCGTGGCTTCTGAAAGAACACCACCATCATTAAGGATTACTGTGTCGGCTCCAGCAAGTGCACCAGCCGGAGGTTGATCAGTAACCGCTGTAATATCGAGCGCCAATGCGCCAGAACCTGTGACCTGACCCGTATGCGTTGCGTTCGTAACCTTGGCAGTATTAGCCGTGACGGATGCATTATTGCCAACTTCGGTGTCGAAGTCGCTGATCTGCGATGCCGGGATTGAAATCGCAGCTTGTGCAAAATGCTCAGAGGTAAGGAAATTTAAAAGTGCGTCATGGTCGATTGCAGCCTCATGTTGCGTAACAGCACTTTCAGGTACATTCGCGTCCGGAATATTGGCCCAGACAACAGCAGCGGACAGATCGTTCGCTTCTGTTAGCAAGTATGCCTGCAGATCGCTGATCTGGCTCTCGGTGATCGTCAAGGCGGCTTCATGTTGGGTAACTGCGCTCTCGGGTACATTCGCATCCGGAATATTGGCCCAGACAACAGCGGCACTGAGGTCATTGATTTCTACGAAACCAACAGCCCCACCGATTTGTAGGGCAACCAAGCATCTAGCATTATTAGCGTGAAGGTCCCCACTGGCTTCAACTGTGCCTACAATGGTGAACCAGCCCGTATTGTCTGTGATGGGCGCACTTACATTAAATACCATAAACTCAGCAGAATCACCCCGGGTCTGAATGTACAGCCTGTCGCCTGTAGTAATAAGGCCAAGGAGATTGGAAATATCAGTGCCGTTACTAGTAAGATCATCAATAAAGATATTAGTTACGGATGCTGGAGTCGCATTGTTATAGCGAAACTTGCCCGAGCCGGGGTCCGCTGCCACAATACTAGTGTCAAACCGATACTCTGCGGTAAGTAAGCCTCCGCCTCCACCACCCGCATTAAGTATCTGGGCAAGGCTAGTACGCTTACTTGCCCCGCCTTGATTCGTTGCATACTCGTCAGTTTCTGCTAGGGTTACTACCGCAGGAGCGCCAGAAATTTTAAGGTCGGCCATGGTTTATTACTCCGTTAACCAGACGCCGCCACTTTCAGTGGCCCATGCGTCAGTGTTCTCTTCAAGTTGCCAGTTATCCACAGCGGGGCCACCACCAAAAGAACCACCAGCTTCCCAAAATTGTTTTAACTGATCATTTAAAGCGCCCGTAAAGCCATTAGCAGCTAATACTGTGCGCCACATATCATTAACATGCCCGGGAGCCGCACCCTGAGCAATAAGCATAGAACGGATACGGTCATTGAGTGTAAGACCACTACCACCCTGCGTCAATGCCCATGCAAATAGCAGGTCATTAGTGGTGGGAGGTACTAAGGGCAATTGTGCCCGTAGCGCCTCGAAACGCACATCGGAAATGTGGGGCATTAGTAACCCCTAGGTGACCGCATAAGTCTCGATCGTTTCTTAATCTTCGACCGTTTTGCCATCTTCGACCGTTTCTTGATCTTCGACCGTTTCGGTCGGGCCTTCATCTTGCTTCCCTTGTGGTACGGCATCAGTTGGCTCCTCATATCTGGCCAGTTTAGCGGCCAATTCAGCGTTCTGCACTCGAAGGGCTTGCACTTCCTCATTCTCTTCGACAGCGAGGATTATCTCTGGTCTGCCTTCAAGGTGAGCCAGTATCTTCTCCAAGGATTGATCCGTCATTTGGATCATCTTGGCAATTTGACTGGGTAATGTACCCTCTTTATGCAACCGTTTAATTCTGGCGAACTGTCTTGCGTTTGCTCCGACTCTCATTGGAGTTCTCTCCTTATTATGGATGTACTTTGGAAACATTTTACTACGGGGAAACAGCCGGTGCTGCAAGCGTCTCCCTAATGAAATCCTGAACCTTTCTGGCCCAAACATTTCGGTTAGTTGAGGAACCAAAACCACCCATACCAGACTCATTTGAACCGCCTGAATCGGCGCTTGGTGCACCGGAGAGTGGAATATTATAAGAAATCCGAAACCCATCTTCGGTAATGGCAGGTGCGACAGCAGCGTTACCAACTACCACATCGCCTTTAACAGCGGGTACTGCGGCGAGGGTTGCAAAATCAGTGGCTAACGTGCCATCTGGCCATTGTGCTTCCCGCAGAACATCGATCATCTGTTGGAGCGCACGTTCAATCAGCCGCCGAAACTCGGAACTTCCAGCAACCCACAAATTATCGCCAACTTCAACGACAAACTCACCCGCACTGGGGGCAAGGGTAGCGGTTAGATCACCACCGTCAGTAGCAATCTCAGACTTATTAAAGTCCGAATCTGATACAGTAAATCTTGTACTCACGATTTTCTCCTTAAAAAAGGGGTCCCGATACCGGGACCCCAACTCACACTTCGCCAGAAGTACGGGTTAAATCGTGTCTGCCAGCTGCAGATTGACGATATGCTCGTCCTCGACGCGAACCGCGCCGATTGTCATGAACGAGTAAATGCGCCATGCGAAGCTGATTGACGGGTCTTCGGCAATCCGGGAAGTGACATCGCGATCAACCATCAAACCAATCGCTTTCATCGTCAAAGCGAAACAGTCAATGTCAGTACCCGGGGCGGTTGGATGGTTCAACCGTGTGGAGACAATCCACTGGTATCCCATCCAGTTATCGATGTAGCCCATTTCCGCGAGAGCCTTGACATAAACGTAATCGCCGCTGGTCGCTTCCGTTAGCTGCAAGAGCTTCCGGGCCTGAACAGGGCCAATTACCATACATTTTAGCTCGTCGGGATCGATGTCGTTGTCGAGGAACTTCTCCGTTACCTGCGTCACGAGATCGAAGTTGAGACTGGTGTCATAAACATCAACGGTCGCACCGAAAACCTTCTGGCTATCGGGGAAAGTGTTGGCTACACCAAGCCCATCGAGGGCTGTACCGGTTGCGGCACTGATGATTTCGTCGTCGAACGCTCGGCTCATTGCATAGCCTTGCGACTGTGCGAGATTCGAGTTCGGGTCGATAATCATCTGCACGATATCTTCTTGCTCGGTGGAATCACCTGTATCGTACGTTACCGGTACGCTTACGCGTCTTGACCACGGCCAGTCTTGAACCGGAGTCGCTTGTAACCGGGTGCTCTTGACCTGCGCTTCCGCAGTTCCGAGGCGCTCCCAGTTGTGTTCTTCGGAATTAACACCACGTTCCGTCACTTTCGAACGGAGCCGCGATGGCTTCTGTTGCGCCAGATGGCGCAGGATACTTTCGTATGTTGATACGAAAATATTGTCGACTGTATTAACCATGAGTGGCTCCTACGTTAAAGATTAACCGCTTGGAGCTACCCGATTTGACTCGGACCCTCAGCTTAGGGATTCCGTCCCTCACTGGAGGTGATAAAGGACCCAGACTTGGGCTGCCCTCCATCGATCTCATTCCCGGGGAGTATACCACACCCGGAGGCTCGTGTCAACCCTCGAAAGGTCGCTACCCCCCACCTGCAGCAGCGGCCCTATTAAGATCAACAACACGCTGTATATACTCTTTGTGCTGTGGATGATGGGCATCCCAATACGGACCTTTTGAATCTGCCATAATTTCCTCAACCCGAGCCTTGGCTTCGGAAGGAGCTACCCTACTAGTATACTCGTCCTTATTGAAGTTAATTCCCTCGGTACCAAGCTGCTTGCCAATATTATGGAGCCACTTGGCTGCAGAAGCCGGGAGCTTACCATTCGCGGCCAATTCCAGCATTTCCTTAGGTGCGCCAGTGCCCTTCATTACAGCATCGACTAGCTGGAGGTTATCATCGTAGACAATCCCCCACTCCTGCTTGAGTGCACGTGTATCCGCAACGAATTGATCAGTTGCCGCTTCTTGCTGGACAATTGTAAACTCATGTAGAGCAGCTACCATTTTACCATATTGGGTCCTAGATAACCCCAGTCCATGGGCAAGGTTGGCGAAATCCGCCATTTTGGTCGCGTCCATTCCCTCCGGGTGTTCGTACCCCGTAGCTTCATCCGGTCGCCCTAGCGTCTTGTACAACGCATTCATGGACTCTTTATCATCCACATTGGGTGTTTGAATTAGACCGGGAACTTTATCACCAAGCTTGGCGTGAAAGGCCTTCATTGCATCGTCCCCGGCTTCTGGCCCCGGGATACGAATTGACTGGCCGATCATGGCTTGACCGTCGATAAACTGCTGAGCAAGGCTACTCACATCCTTGACATCCGCTAGGCTCTTGTGAGCTTTTAGCTCGTCGGAGAGATTATCCCTCCAATTCGGTTCGTCTGGCATTTTCTTTATACCTTATCATCTGGCGAATGTATATTACAACGTCACGTCTACCGACTTTGTAGTTTGTTTCCGCATCATTTTTCCCGAGTAACGTCTCGGGATTAAATTCCTCTTCTAGAGCTTCAAGGATTTTCACACCAATTGGCGAAGTGAATAACTTGTGAAAATCCCCTGCCTTCTTTCCGAGGGCTTCTATCGCAGCTTCTTTAGGCCGCTTGACTTCCTTCTTCTGGTCCAAGTCCCGGTACCTCCCTTAGTGCTGTCTCACCTTCTCCAAGGGCCTTCATGCCCTTACCAACCTGCTCGTCTTCCATGCCCTGCTCAGTCCGCTCCTGCGCTGCTGCGCGATCTTTACGTATCTTCTTAATCTCTGCATCAGAATGCATCAATTTCGCGGGTACTCCCTCCAAACTGCCGAGTTCTTTACCAATTTCATCCCAATTCGGGAGGTCCAAAACCTCAGGAGCAACTTGACTGAGTTCGGCAAGAGAGGCGACCCACCTGCTGACACCAGAAGCGATATCCGCTCTTTGCGCTCGTACCAATGGCCCGGTGTATATAATATCCAACTCGCCATTGGATTCTTCTGTGATAATAGCGGGAAGTTCCCCAAATTGTCCGGCTCGGTATAGGATATTAAATGTGCGTTGGACGAGTGGGTCCAAGTAATCCGATTGAAGTCGTCCAAGTGTAGGTCCCAGCAACCTTTGCATAAGTTCATAGCGAGTTTGAACCTCGGTAGCGGTCATTGCTGGAGATTCCTTAAGCTCCAGTTGATCTACGTAAAAGATAGACCGTATGCTCTGTTTCAACGATTCGCGCTGGAGTTGTGATACATCAAAACGTGCACCAGACTCGTAAGGCTCCATCGAATCCATTGACCGCACAACGGTCAGGCCAGCAGGTTCCAAGTCCAAGTCGGATAGAAGACCCCGTTCTGTTACTTTTGTCGGAGGGTCGACCACCTTCTCTGTTGCTTTAAGTATAAGCTCCACGAGGCTGTTGATGGTCAGTATATCCGGCAATGCGATCATTGCTGGGCCGTGACCCCACATGGACTTGGAAGTTTTCCGCCACCGGGGGACGAATGCAGGCATTTCATAATACCCACCTTCCTCACCCAGTTCATAGGCATCAGAATGTAAAATATGCTTCATACCCCACGGACGCTCTTTGGGTGAGAGTGTCTTAGAAGTATCAGCATCCTCTTTATCTTTACGAGGATATATGCACATTATTACTGCATGCTTCTTGTCCATGGCTTGAGCGGTCAGGGACTGTTTGTACATCGACTCGGATACCCCTTCTTCACCAAACTTGGTTACGATCTGGGTAGCGGTCCACATGTAACGCCTGTAGGTACGGTGTGCTTGTCCGGTATGGTCTTGCTCGAACCAAGTCTCCTCGATTGGGACGGATTGGAAGTTTAACTTCACAAACTTACCGTTCTTCTCGATAACTTCCTCAATGATCATGGAAGTGCCGTATGACACGAGGTCAATATACGTCTCGTTGGCCTCCAGATTAAAGTTCGAATCCTGCAACGCTGTAAAACACTTGTGAGCAGCCTCTTCGAGCCACTGGCGGGCTTCTTTATCGTCGTTAAGGTCTGTTTGCCGCCACGCTAGCTCAAACCAGCGTATAGCGGGGCTAGTAAGAGAGCCATGTATACTAGCAGCAAGAGTATTAGTAGCGTCCACCGCTGTAGAGTCGAATATCTCACGATTATCCCTCCACGTTACGGCATGCTCTGTGTTAATATCCCGGAAGAAGTCCCCACGGAATGGAACAACGAGTTTGTTAATGGTTTCCCATACATCCTCAACGGTCTTGCGTTGTGACACCAGAGCGTCGAAGCGTTTTCTAATTTCCTTACCGTCCATTATGATTCCTCAGTGTCCCATCATCGTTAAACATCCACGGATACATATCCATTGCGCTTTGCTTTTGACTTTGCTGCTTGCCTCTTATTGCACTTCTTACACCAAACTGAGCCGAGGTGACTTTAATGCCTCCAATGTAATCGCGCCACCCAACCGAGAGATAGCGCATAGCATCTGCGGGGTGACTCGCCCAATCGTGAAGGGGTTTGTCTCTGAACATTTGGAGTCGATCGTCATACTCACGCCGATAACTATGCAATCCGTCAAGAAGGCGTCCAACCTTTGGTTCATTAAATCGCGCTGTTCTAATAATTGCTCTTGTCGCATCTATTCCATCCTGAACCGGGATTTTTGATACAATGTCGAACGAAAAGCCCAACGCAAGCGCGAATTCGACCCTTGTCTTTCCGGTC